TCAATGGGATGGATAGACCGGCTGCAACATCACCCAAGCGAATAAGTGTTTCGTTCACCTTATCGGCAGCAGTACCGTAAGCCAACAATTGTTTTGCACCGTTTGCCACATCCTCCAGTCCAAACGGAGTAGTGGCAGCCGTATTGGTGAGTTGTGCCATTAAGTCTTTCGCTTGCTCGGCACTTCCCAACATGGTTTCGAACGCTACCTCCAACTTCTGGAATTCACCTCGTGTTGTGGCGATACTGCTTATCAACTCCTTCATGGTAAAAGCCGCAGCAAGTTTGCGAACGGTTTTCTCCAAACCGGAACCGGCTTCCTGCAACTCCTCCATCTTACCCTTGGCAGTCTTGCTTTCTTTGGACAGTTTCTCCATCTCCTTCACCGCCTGTTCCAACTTCGGGCTGAGTTTATCGACCATCAATATTTCTAACTTTACAGGTTCCATTATAACTTACTTTGAAAAAATCCTACAATATCGTTTGCTTCATCCTCGGCACTTTGCTCCTTCTTCTTTTCCTTGGTACGCACATAGCGCGGAGCATCGCTCAACATCATAATTAGAGTTTGGTAGTTCACCTTATTTAATATATAGTCCACACTCCATCCGGTTGCGCTCGCTATCTGCCACACAAATCCAAAAGGGCTATGGGAACCTTCGTATCGGTTCTTTAACTCCCTTTCCTTTTTTGGCTCAGTCTCAGCTTCATCGGATTCGTCATCTCGGCTGATCTGATAATAGGAATAAAATGGTCTGTCCCCATCAATCCCACGAAACGGCGTATGACACCCAACAGATATTTGTTTTCCATATAGTTGCGAATGTACCACGCCACCGGACGTAGGAACAAGTGACGGCTCCACCATCCCCTGCAGATGGCATACGCAATCATCCGGCTCACCTCCTTTCCGTGCTTAGCCAAAAACTCCATGGATTCTTGTTCCGTGTAATTCCACATCTCATCGCTCGTAACACCCATAGACAAATATGTCCTGGCAAAGAGTATCTGCCCGGACATATAAGGTCTTTTCATCGTCACGCGCAGCTTCACGGGATTCTTCTTGAACGGAATCTTTATCTCCTTCAGAGGAACGGAGATACCGATGTCCAAAAGAGCATCGGCACCTTCCCGTTGTATCTGCTTGATAACTCTGTCATTCATACACTACTTACTTGAAGAGGTAGAAGTAGTTGTAGATGCATCGTTAATCTCGTATGGAGCGGAACCATCTGTCGGCATCATTAACTTCAACTGACACTCCAGCTTAGAAACCTCGGTCAAGGTTAACTTGCCTCCAAGGTTCGACAACATCAATGCACTCGGAATGGTGCAAATCTGACCGCTCACAAACTTAATGGTGAACTTACCGGACAATGAAACAAGGGCTGTTGGAGCCTTCCATCCCGTCGGGTTCGTATCACCACCTACAAGTGTTCCGCCTAAAACCGCTTTAAACGATTTGTAATTCAATTGTATCATGTTAAACGTCGGGGCTATCATAGCATTCTTGGTCGGAATAGTCAGCACCGGAGCACCCGGAGCCTGTTCTGCCTCTACATCTGTACTTTCGGGCTTCGTACCACCCCAGTCCCAACTGCCTTTCTCTATATAACCGAGTGTCGTATCATCGAACTTCACCTCACCTATACCATAAATAAAATCACTCATAATTCTACTTGTTTTTGTTTATTATTAAAACCATACTCAATACCACAAGGCAGCCAAAGATGGCACATACCACATAGTTTAGAACAGAGTTCGAACTCTGTTTGACCTCCGTTCTAACAGCGTTCTGCCGTTCCTCGGCTTCTTTGTATTTTGTTATCTCACGCTCATAGTATTCCACGAGTGCCTGAAGACTGTCACACGTGGCATACACAACAATTGTATCACCGTTACGCCTTACCGTAGCACCGGCACGTCCACTCTTAGCCGTGTAAGATGCGTTAACCGGGAGCTTCTGAAGACTGTCCATCGGAATCTCCAGTGTCACCTCCTCCATCGGTATCCGGCTTGTCACTATCCAACGTGTCTCTACACTCGTGCTGTCTTGGAGACTTTCTTTCACCTCCTCGTTCCGGTTTTCTGTGTTCGTCTTTGTCGTTGCGCAACTTGACAAGCACAGGACAATTATCATGAAAATCACAACCGGTAGCAGCGTCCAGTGCTTTTCTGAGCCGTGCCATTTCACGGGTGTTCCTCGACAGTTCCTTCTTAGTATCCGAGAGTTCTTTCTTCGTGTCATTCAATTCTTCCTTTAATGGTCGCACAATGTTTTCTACCAAAATACGAGTGGCATGTTCAGCGTTGTCTATGCACACCGTATCGGCATCGGCCTCTGCCTTTTTCGCTTCCGCATTCGCTTTCCTGACAGTTGAGCGCAAGGTAGCTATGGTAGCCAACGTGCCCAGTAGTCCACCACCAAGTACGACGTTCAAAACTTCGCTTATATCCATGCCATTCATATTATTACTGAGTTATACCTATTGACTTGAGCCACTTCTGTACATCGAAACTCGGACACGCTTTGGCAGCAATCTCATTGTGACCAATGATACGCACACCCGGATGGCGTTCGTGGAATTCCTTTACGTAGGTCTCCATTGCGCTCCGCTGTGCATCGGTTCTGGTGTCCTTGGCTGTCTTACCATCCTTAGCCAAACCACCGGAATACACTACGTGACGGCTCACCGAATTGTATCCGGCTGCACCATTGGTTATTTCCCAATTATCGACCCACGCATCCTCGTTGTTGTCGACCATACGTTCCACCGTACCGTCAAGATGAATCAAATCAGTATAGCCTACCTGCTTCCAGCCACGACCACCCTTACTCACCGGGTCAGTATGCCAATGGCGTATCTCTGCGGATGTTACCTCACGGCCCTCTTTCGTGGCTGTGCAGTGTAGGACTAAATATTTCAATTGTTTCTTCGACATTATGCAGCCTTATATCCACTCATCATTACACATCCGGCATCCTCCTTCTTGAACATAGCAATGAAGTAGTGACGGAAGTTAATCTTGTTACGCTGATACTCAGGGTCGGTTGCAGCCTCGCTGTAGTACATCTTGGTGGAACCGGTAGCCTTGAACACACGCTGTTTGTAGAAGGCAAATGAACATTGGAACTCACCCGTATCGGAGGTCGCACCGACAGCTTTCTTCACACCGGCACTCGTATAAACCGGAGTGTTGGCATACTCGTAAATTTCAAAGCCATACATATTACCTACCTTACCGGTGTTGCGGTCAATATTGTATTGCTCACGGAACTTCTGGTCTACCAACAGCAAATCATTCACATGGTCGGGACACAGCACCAAACGGCGACCATCGGTTGGAACCTTCAATTTATCCAATGCACGCTTCATTTCCACAAGGTCGTTTGGAGTCAGTTTCAAACGTCCGGTAGATTCATCCGCCTCACCCGTGGTCTTCAAGACCGGAGTCTTAGAGGTGTTCTTAGAGGCACACAGAGCATGAGCTGCCTTCGTAAACTTTGAATCGTTGATAGCATTCGCATGGCTCTCCTTAACACGTCCCATCTTGTCGTAAGAATTTGCGTACAACTCATCATCGGTAATAGGAGTTACCTTCGTCTGGAACTTATCAAGAGAGATAGCGATGTCCTTATCATCAAGAGCCTGCAAGTCGATAGGATACGTAGTGTTATTGATAAGCACATCCGGATCTACACCAACATCTACCAAGTGAATAACATCGTTGTTCACAATGCTACTCTGGTCGGGCACACCGTCCAACCACGAACCGTCCAACCCACTACGGAGAGCCTTCACCATCTCACCCGTCCACACCTCGGTCAGTACACCGGCATGGAGTACATTCGCATTGGCACCAAGTCCCATAAGGATACCTGCACCAATCATAAACAGCGCACCTACCATTGGCGTAATACCAAGGAACGCACCAAACAACATTCCGGATACTGTATTGAAAGTAAGTCCGGTCAAAATTGATTTCTTCTTCATTGTTCTATACCTTTTATATATATAAGAGTTAATCTTCCAGTTTCGGACACTCTATGCCGTACTCCGCTTGATAGAGTTTGGCGTATTCCTCCGGCTGATTCTTGCGGAGTGTCATAATCTCGCTTGCCGGCACCTCGCTCAACTTGCTATACGTCTTGGTGGTCTCGGTGCTCGATGGCTGACCATGCATACCCAAAACGGCAGAAAGTTTCTGCACAGGATTCATGTGTGATAAGAGAGAGGACAGACGCTCCGAACCAATCTCCTTACCAAGTTTAATAAACTCCTCCTTATCGGTCTCGCCGATACGCTTCTCCGATACTGCCTTTTCTACAAGTCCCGTGATACTTGCCAAGGTCAATGTCTCCTTCTCCTTTAAAAGAGAGACGTTTTCCTGCTTAGCGGCATTCAACTCGTTAATCTTAGACAGAATCTGTTCCTCCGTTGCTTTCTCCGGATCCGAGATTCCCAACTGTTGGGCAAATGTTTTTAAATCCATTTCTTCTGTTTTTAAATTGTTATTCAATAGTGGCAAAGGACACTCACTATCCTTGCCTAGAGTTATCATCTTACCGTCCTTCTGTAGAACAATGGCATCATCGTTCGACCCCACATCCACAAGACTTACCTCAAAGAGCTTACTCTTAGATATGGTGGGGCACGTTTGCCCGGGCACCAACATAGACGGTTCTTCACTCGTTTCCAGTATATCTATGCCGACACTCACCATCTTCAGGCTGCCAAACTCATACTGTTTCTTACACCGCACCGAGAGTTCCGACGCTTCATCGAACACAAGTTCACCCGTTACCTCGTCATTCTCGACCTGCACATCCTTCACGTATCCTATAACAGAACCGCGTGTGTGCATATAGAGCAGAACCGGATTGCGGCAGTATTGCTCTATGTCCATCCCGGCAGTTAGAACTCTTGTTCCGTAACTGTTCAGGGAGTCGTTTGATATTCGTATTCTTTTTCCCATGTTGAATTGCATTTTGCGATTTCACGGTGCAATATTACAGCGGTTTTTCGTAACCTCCAAATAACCCTGCATTGGTTGCATAGAAGCGTGCAACCGTTGCACACTTTTTTGGATAACCGACATAATGGTTGCAATTTTGCACTGCGAAACGAGCACCTGCCACACAACGATGGCAGCATTACTAACAAAACCATATAAAGAAATGGGAAAAGCAGAAATTGAAAAAAAGAAATCGTTGGCGAAATCGCTGTATCTCGCCGGCATGGAGCAGACCGAAATTGCAGAAAAGGTCGATGTATCCCGTGTCACCATATCGAAATGGTGCAATGCGGATGGGTGGAAGGAAACGAGAGCAGCCAAGAATGTTACCCGTCCGGAACTTGTAAACAAACTATTGCTTACAATAGACACACTCATCACACAAGTCAATGAATCGGAAGACCCGTCCCTCATTGCAGGACTTGGAGACAAACTTGCCAAACTATCCGCCGTTATTGAAAAACTCGATAAGAAGGCAAATGTGGTCGATGCCATAGAGGTGTTTATGGCATTCAGCAAGTGGATAGAGTATCGTTCCACTATGGACCCGGATGTAACACCGGAACTCATCAAAGCAATCAACAAGTACCAGGACCTCTACATCACGGAGCAAATGGGTATTAAATAAAGAGGTGTATGGCATCAGCAGCAGAAAAGAAACAAGCTCTCGAACAATGGAAGGAACAC